GAGACGTGCGCTGTGCCGGTCCAGCCGTCGATGACCGCGGGCCGCACCAGCGCCACGCGATCCCCGCGCCGAGCGCCCTCGGTGATGCGCGCCGTCGCACTCGTGCAGCCGGTCACGTCGCCGGCGACGAAGAGCACGTCCGCACCCGCCCCGCCGTCCTCACTGTGCAGGATCTTCGCCTGCTTGCCGGCGCAGCGGGTCGGGTCCGCAGCATCTTCCGTGCCCGCCGGCTCCTCGAAGTAGAGGTACTTGCTGCCGAGGTCAGCGTTCACGGCGGAGACGGAGCCGTAGGCCGCCGCTACGGTGACTTCGGTTGCGAGGCCGCCATCGCGGCGCGTGAGCGCCGAAATGCTGCCAGCCCCGAGCGAGAGCGCCGTGGTCGTCGGATTCCCGCGCGTCCCGATGTACGGAATGTTGGGTGTGATGTCGTAGGTGCCGTAGTCGAGGTCGTAGGTGATCGTCGCCGGGGCCGTGAGCGTCGCCGCGCCGAGCGCCGTGATGTCGTACCATGCCCAGCGGTTCATGGCGGGGTTGATTGCGCCAGGGATGCGGCCCGGGCCGACCTTCACCACTTTGCCGTTGAAGGTCGTGAGCCCGTCGTCCTCGTCGGTGAACACGAGCCAGTCGGTCGCCGCGGCGATGGTGTTCGCGGGGCAGTCCACCGAGATCACCGGGTCCGCGGCGCTGCGATCGGGCTGGCGGACGATCGTGCATTCGCCGAGCTTCGCGCCGAGCGCCTCGAACGTGCAGCCGTCCTGGATCACGAGCTGAACGCCCGGGGTCAGCGTGGCGCCCGGTGCGACGATCAGCGTCCCGCCCGACTGACAGGTGATGTCGCCCGTCGTGACGGTCACGGTGCCATCCACGATCACGCGGAAGCCGCTCGACACGATGAAGTTGTCGCCCGCCGCAGGAACAGCCGCGTTCCACACCGCCGTATCTGCGATGGTCGTCCAGCGCCCCGAGGCATCCGTCGTGACCGTGACGGACCACGCGGGCGCAGCGACGAGCATGAGCAGTAGTCCGAGTGCGAGCCGGCGCAGCATCAGAAGGACCCCCGAACGAAGAGGAGGCATTGTTCGCCTGCACCCGGTAGCGCGACAATCTCGACGGTGATGCCAGGGACGCCCACGAAGGCGAGTCCGCGCCGATTCTCGGTCATTCCGTCGAGCGTCTCGTCGTTCTGTACTCCGTCGCCATCCGTATCGGCTGATAGCTGGGGCAGGCCACTGGCGGTGGTGATCTGCGTTCCACCAGCCGCCGCGGTCGCCCAGATACGAACCTCGCACGTCGATGAGCTCGCGACCTGGTTGTGATCGGGAATGAGAAGCACCTCGACTTGGGACGCCAGCGGAGCGGAGAGCGCCTTGGAGAACGAGCCGACGGTGGCCGTCGAGTCGATGTGGAAGTAGGCGGCGTTCGTCCGCGACCCGCCACGCGGCTGAAGCGTGGCGATCGGATCGCTCGTGCCGGTCCCCTCGTACCATCCATTCGAGGCCACGGCCGGCGAAGCCAGGAGCACCGCCAGCGCGACCAATGTGAGCATCTTGCGCATCTCGCCCTCCTATTCGACTCCGGCCGGCTCGGGTCCGGACCCTTCGGAATCTCGGGTTGCACGCGCCGCCAGGGCGCCGGCCATTCCGGCGAGCAGGTCGAACACCACACCGGGATCGCCAGCGCGATCGACTGCCGCGAAGATGGCGGTCGCCTTCGGATTCGAGAGGACGAGCGCCAAGCCCTCGGCCAAGCCGAGCTCGCCGAGCGCATCCAGGAACCGGCCCGTGCGAAGTCTGGCCACGGTCGAGGCAGCTTCCAGCGAGCTACCGCTGTCCGGACGGGCGAGGTTCACGAAGGTCGCGAGCGTCGACGCGCTGCGCAGCGTCTCGCGGACCTGGGGGCGCACGAAGTCCAGCACGCCTTCGCGCTCGAGCTCGCGCAGGTGGCGATGGAACACCTCCGGCTTGAGGTCGACTCCGGCCTTCGCATCGTCGAGGCTTCGATGCATCAGCTCGGCGACCACGCCGGCTTCGGTTGCGCGGCCCAGCGGAGAATCGAGCCCGCCACTTCGCTGGACCTGGTGCAAGACAGCATCCCGCGCTGCCGAGCTCTCCTGGAACAACATGGAGCGAGCGAGCCCCACATCTCGGGAGTGCTTGCGTAGGGCATCCCAGGCTCCGCTGGCAGTGAGTGATTCGATCTCCGAGGCTGCGGATCGGACGCGCGAGAAGGCAGCGCGGTCGCCGCCCAGGATCGTGAGCAGGATCTCCGGCCGCGTGTCGAGGATCTGACGGCCCATCTGCTCCGGCTTGCGGATCAGCTCGGAGAAGAACACGTCCCGCGCCAACTCGATGCCGCCATGCACGCGCGCGAGCGCCAACACTTCATCGGGCTTCTCGGCCTTCACGACCCCCTCGAGCATGCCGATCGGGCGCGGATTGGTCGCAGTGATCCCCAGACCGTCCAACTGCTCGAGGCTGTTGAAGCGTTCACGGGCCATCCGACGCGCAGTTTCGTGCTGGGCGATCGCCTCCTGCGCAAGCATCACGTTGCCGGGCTGACCAGGGATCGGCTCCAGCATCGGCTCTTCGAGCGCAGCGAGCACGCGGCGGCGCAGGGAGCGCGCCTGGCTCCGCTCGAGGCCGGGCAGAGACTCGTTCGCGCTGACGTCGTAGAGCTCCTCGGCGAAGTCCTGGAGCTTCGCGCGCACCGTGTACGGCCCTTCCATCACCTCGCCGGTCAGTGGGTTCTGCGCCCGGCGCATCGTCTCCGCCATACCGCGCACGCCCTGCGCCTCGCCGCGCCGGACTTCCTTGGTCATGTCGGCGATCACGTCGGCGAGCGGACCGGTTCGGGGCGGCCGGCGAGAGGCGCGGATCGTGGCGATCTCGTCGAAGATTTCATCACCGCGTGACCCCTGGAAGAAGTAGTTTTCCCGCAAGCCCGCCGACGCCATCAGATCATCTGCGTCCCGGTAGGCAGCGCTGACAGCCGCCTGCGTGCCGCGTCGGTGGTTGATCATCATGTCCTGCCAGGTCTTGCGAATCGCGTCATAGGCTTCCGGGTGCAGGACGTTCACTCGCGCCGCGTCCAGGATCGCGCGCTGCTCGAGCGCAAGCTCGTTGGAGAAGTCGCGGGCGACGAACTCGCGAAGCCTGCCGCGTGCTTGCTGATCGGGAAGATCGCGGAGCATCGCCGTGAGACGAACGGACCGGTTCCCGAAGTAGGCTTGCGCGCGCGACGAGAGGATGTTCACCTGGCGCGCCAGTCGACCGAAGGCGCCCGTCGTGAGCTCGCCCGGCGTCAGGCCGTACTCGAAACCGCCCTTGCGCAGGCGCTCCTCGGCCGCGAGCGCCGCCTTCGCGTCGTCTGATAGCTTGCCACCGCCGAGCCCGAACACCTGGCGAGCGACGCGGGGCACCAGGATCGGAAGCATCTGCCCGAGACCTTCGGATCCCACGATGGAGATCATTTCGTCGAGCGACTGCTGTTCGATTCCCGTGATCGCCTGGAGTGCTTGGCGGACCCCCTCGAAGGTGATCGCTCCGCCCACCACGCCGACGATGCCAGCGCCAGGGCCGAGCGTAGCTCGCGCGAGCAGGGATCCGGTGGCGGCGCCTGCTTCCGCAGGAGCACCGCTTCCGAACAGCTCCGCGGTGTCGCCAGCCATTTCCGCTGCGCCGTGACGAAAGCCAGGAATCTCGAGCGGTCGATAGGATCCATCGCGCAACTGCAAGACCGGCTGGTTGGTCGTTGGATCCATGAACACGCGCGTCCCGGGCACGATCGAGCCAGCGAGAAAGTCCATCACCTTCGCGCGACCCTCGGGTGTATCGGCGAAGGTGCCACCCAGGTAGCGCGTCGCCGTGCTCGCCGTCGTCTCGAGCAGCCCTTCCACCGGACGCACGTCAGCGCCGGGCCCGATGGACACCTGGAGCTGCTCGATATGCGAAGGCACCAGTCGCTCTGCCTCTGCGACCAGATCGGAATCAGAGAGCGGCACGTCGTAGAGGACGGAGCCCGCCTCGCTGGCCAGATCCTCGTCGGTCAGTCCGGTGGGGTCCTGCGAGTACGCTTCGATCTTCTCCGGCCGCACTGCGTAGCGCTGCGGGCTCGCCACCTAGCGCTCCTTCGCGGGCTGCGGTTCGTCCTGCCCGAGCAGCTCGTCGAGCGTGCCATCGAGTGCCCTGGCACCGCGCACCGCCAGCTCGCGACGTTGCGCAGCAATCCGCCGGTACATGCGAGCAGACTCCTGCGGCGTGTAGCCCATGCCGATCAGCTTCTGCATCAGCGCTTGGCCGGCCGGCGTGAGCTTGCTCCCGGCGGCAGGCTTGCCGAAGAGGTCTCCGTACTCCGGCGCCTGCGTTCCGGCGATCATCGCATGCTTGTCGCTGTTGAGGAGGATCAGGTCGCGCAGCGCCTTGAGCTTCCCCATGTAGGCGGACTTCGAGGTCCCGGAGGTGGCGCCGCCGATCTCGCCCACCATCTTGCGCTCGCTGTCCGAGTAACGGCTCGTCTCTTGGGTGATCGGCGGCACGAGCTGCGTGGTGAGCAGATCCACATCGGCTTTCAGTTGACTGAACTCGCCTTGCGGCATCCCGGTGACGAGCACGTTCACGGCGTCCGCGAAAGCCGGGCTCGCGGAGTCGAAGAGCGCGATGCCGCGGTTCTCCCGCGCCAGATCGCCCAGCGGACCGAAGGCACGACCAGGCGCCGCGGCGACGCGGCCTAGGATGTCTTGCACGCGCTGCTCGATCGCCACGTTCGCGCGAGCCTGCTCGCCAGCCTTGGCGACCTCCGCCTTGCCGGGCGAACCAGTCGCGCCGGCGGTCGTGGTGCCCTGGACGCTCAAGGAACCTCGGACGAACGGAATGGCTCCCTGGGCCCGCAGCTGCTCGGCGCGCGGATCGGTCTCGTAGACAGAGGCGATCGCCTGGTTCGTGCTGGGGTCCACGAACACGAGTAGATCCCCGCGCTCGGCGGCCGCCGCATCCGCGGCCGTCTTGCGCGTCGTGGCGCGCGTGCCAGCCAGCGTGGCGGCGGCCTGCTCCGGCTGGAGCGCAGCGGCCTCGGCCTCGGCCTGCGCGGTGCCGAACACCTGCTGAGCCCGGGCCTGAGCCACCTCGGGCGGCAAGACGCCGCGCGAACCTGCGTAGCCGGCCTCGAGCAGAGCGCGGTTGGTCTCGTCCGTGATGATGTCGAGCGCGTTGCGCTCCTCGGCCGCCTGGAGTCCGCCTGGGGGCAGCCCCGCCCCTCCGCGGACTCGCGCCTGTTGGAGCTCGAGCTCGCTCACGAGGCTCGGCGTCGTGATCCCGCCGAAGCGCGGGAAGATCCGCTCGAACACGCCTTCCGGGGCCGCCATGAGGGCCGCCAGCTGCTCGGGCCGCTCGGCGAACAGCAGGAATCTCTGGGCCGGATCCATCGATTCGAGCTGCGCTTGGAGCTCGGGGTTCTCCGCCATCAGCTCGGTCATGTTGAGCTGCGGCAGAGGCGGCGTCTCGAACGGCGTGAGGCCCGTCTTGCGCGCCACCAGGGCGTTCAGGACGGACTTGAAGGGCGAGAGCTTGGGGAGGTCGCCAAGGTCGCGTCCGGCCAGGCGCTCGCGCTCCAGGAGCGCCTGCTGGCGCAGCGCGTCACCGGATGCGTAGGCGAAGGGGTTTCCGGCCAACGATCGCGCCTCCTAGGCCAGCCCGGAGAAGGGATGGGTGCCGACTGCCGGGAGCGCGGTCGGAGCGCCGGCGCCGACTCGGCCAGCCGCCGCCCGGTTCCGGAAGCGATCCAGCAGCACCGCCAGCATGGCCTGACTACTGGGGCGCATGCGGCTCGTGGCGAGTGAGGCGAAGCCGGCTCCACCGCCGCCGCCCTGCCGTCCTGCCGCGGCCAGAAACGGATTCGCCATCTGCGTCAGGTCCACGAACGTGGGGCCGGCGAGCGCCGACATCCCGACGTTCCCGAGGCCCGGGTCCCCTCCACCGCCGCCACCGCCACCCATCAGGCTGGCGAGAGCGCCGGCGCCGCCTGCGGCGGAGGCCCCACCTCCGAGCATCGCCAGGTACTGTGCCACGTGGAACACTCTCCCCTACAGGCCCACGTTCCCGCTCATCTGGCTGCCGAAGCTGGTCGAACTCGAGCGGGCATTCTGGCCGGTCCGGAAGGTCACGTCCCCGAGGGTCTGGAAGAGGGCCAGCAGTCGATTCAGGCGCTCGCTGAAGAGCGCCTGCCCACGCTCGATCCCGAGATCGGCAATTAGCCGCGGGAGGGCGCGGGCCTCCAGCACGCTGCGGCTGTTCTCGAGGACCGTGCGGGCCTGGTTCGCGGCATCGGCCTGGCGGGCCCGCTCCGACTCGTAGAGCGGCAGCACAGCACCGGAAATCTGGCTCGCCAGCCGATCCTGGCGGTCGATTTCGAGCCGGCTGGCGGCGTCGCTGAAGGGGCTGGACTCCTGGATCGAGTGCCCGGCGCGGCTGAAGAGCGCCCGCTGCTTGGCCGACTCGACGTCGAAGGCATCGTTGACGCTCCGGCGGATGAAGTCGATCGCGCCGCCGAGGAACGGGTTGCTCGGGAGCGCGGTCAGGTAGTCACCGCGCGCCGTCGCCTCGAGTTGCGGCAAAAAGGCGGCGTTGAAGGACTCGTCCGCCGCGCCCAGCCTGGCGATGCTCGCCAGCTCGTCAGCGCTGATCGGGGCGGCGAGCTCGCCGCCGTACTCGCCGCCACGGCCAGCCAAGAACTCGGACAAGGCGTCGGCGAAGGGTTGCCGGAGCGGACGAAACTCCTCCGGCGTGATGTCCTTCGTCCGGCTGCGGCTCTTGCTCGTGCTGTGGGACCCGCCGAATCCCCCGCCCGCCGACATCGCTACCCCCCTGGGATCGCGTCTTGCAGGCGTAGACCATACCCACCTCTTGCACGTCGAACCACTGCTCGAGCCAGCGCTTGTAGGCCGCTTCTGCGTGGCCGGTCAGGTTTATAACCCGGAAGCCGTCGTGATCATGCTTCGCCAGCCAGTCGAGCAGGACCGACTTCATGGCGGCGAGCGCGTCCGGGCGCCGGCTCCAGACGTGTCCGAGCCATGGATCAACCGCGAAGGCTGCTCCGCCCTCTCCGTCGATCGGCCGTTCGCAGACCGCGAGGCCGTGGAACTCGCCGTCCTCCAGGGCCACCAGCACGGCGACGTACTCGTTCTCGCAGAAGCGGCGACACCAGGCCCGGGCTTCGTCGGCGTCGCTGTGCCTCGGGTTGGCGAAGGACTCCCGGAACAGATCGACGAAGGGCTGGGCGTCGAACACGTCCGGGTTGGTGACGATGACTGCTCGCATCATACCCTACCCCGCACTGATCCAGTTGGTCCCGTCGCTATAGCGGAGCATCTGGCCGACTCCACCGTCTGAGACATAGACCAAGGCTCCCGCGAAGTTGGCCGCAGGCGGCAGCGTGGCGACGGTGTAGGACGCGAGATGGAACGGGCCGCTGTCGAGTCGCTGGACGAGCCCGTCGATCAGTCGCCGCACGGCGAACAGCAAGATGCGCAAGAACGGGCTATGCGGGGGCGGACCGATGTCGGTCGGCAGCGGGATCGTCGGCAGGTTACGAGCCGGCATGGCTCTCCCGATGGCCTGCGGCGTGCTCGGAGATCTCCGCGAGGCTCCCGAGAAGATCCACGCCGCACAGCGCACACCGCGCGCGCCAATCGTTGCGCGCCCGCAAGAAGTCCTCGAGACGAGCCTTCGCCTCGGCCGTCATCGCGATTCGCTCATCTGCGACCGGCACGCGCAACCTCCACCGAGAACCCATCCAGTGTGAACACGTTGCTCGGCCCGCTCGCCTCGTACTCGACGCCCGCCAGTCGGGCGAGCTTGCCAACCGGAACGTACCGCTTGCTGCCGTCGAGCGGATGCTCGAGCTGCTTGGCCACGACCGCAGTGCGGCCGCGATCTTGCGCCACGCGCACCGCGACCTTCACGAGACCAGGCGATCCTACCGCGTGTCGCAGATGCGGCATGACGCGCTGCACGTAGCCGCGCAGCGCACCGCCGCCGCGCGGGACGACCAACGCGAGCGGGAAGGTCGCCCGCGATACATAGGGAGTGCCGTTCTGATCGCTGGACGTACCGAGCCGCATCAGAGCTCCGCTGTCGGTCCCGAAGATCAAGGTCGGGAAGCCCTGGCCACCAGGCCGGGTGTTCCACCGCAGATCCGTGTTCTTGAACCAGTCGTCCGGAACGGTTGCCAGATCGGAGAAGCGCAGCCCCGTGCCAACGGCTTGCGAGAAGTACCCAACGGCGGTGGCCGGTAGCTCGCGGTGACCGAACGGAACGGCCTGACCGCGCCCGCGCGGCTCCCGATAGTGCTCGATCCAGGCATCCGCGGGCACACCAGCGGGGTCGCTCGTCAGCGGCAGAATCCAGTTCACCTCGCCGTGCTCGTAGTCGCGCACGACGATCGCCTGATCCAGTCTGCCGCCATCCACCGTGCGAGAGAGCGGCGCGAGCACGTGCGTCGCATGTGTGAGCAGCTGCACGCCGTCGAAGGCGTAGGCGCCATCCGCGGCGAAAAACTCGTGGGCGTTGCCGAGGTTCGCGACCGCACGACCGGCGAGCACGGCCACTTCCGGCGCCGCCGTGCGCAGCGCCCAGACGATCGGAGCCTCGACCTGCTGGAGCATCACGATCGCGCCGGACTGGTGATCGAACCCGCGCAGATAGGCCAGCAGCACGTCACCGAGCGGCTCCAGCCTCAGCAGCTCATGGGCGGCATCCGTCAACGCCAGCTCGGCCGATCCAGTCCCCGTCACTGTCTCTGGCTCGGCGATCTTCGAGGAGCGCACGCTCGAGGGACGCAGGGATCCGCCCGGCACGATGTTTCCCAGGATGAGCGTGTTCTTGTGGACCACGAGCATGCCGGCCTTGAGGCCGAAGTCTCCATCCAACCGGGCGACGTCCGTCTGCCCGATCTTCAAGCTCACGATCGCTGCGCCGTTCGTGGCGTAGATCAGGTCGTCACCTGCCGCATGCACACCGCCGGATCGGGTGTCGCGCAGGGCCCCCTGCGCGGACAGGAACATCGAGGCCCACCAGGGCTTGCCGGAGGAACCGGCGAAGCGCTGTCGGATCGTGTAGGAGGAGCCTGCGCCGACCACCGGCGTTCCGGTGATCGTGAGCGATGTGTCGCTCGCCACGCCGACGATCGGATACCAGGTCGCGACCGGTGCCACGTCCCGAATGTTCGTGGCGAAGAACGCGATCTCGTCGCCGGCTTGAACAGCCAGCTCACCGGCGCGGTGCGGGTCGGCGGTCGCCCAGAGCGTGCCAACGCCGGTCACGGTCGATCCAGCGACCGACACCGTGCCGGCGTTGTAGCGCGGGGTCAGATAGCGAAGTGCCGCGGCTCCAACGTCGTACTCGAGCAGATCCTTGTCCGTGCCGACCAGCAGGGCGCGAGAACCAGACCGATCGAAGAACTCGTCCACGAACGTGATCCGAGCTCCGGCCGACGAAGTCGTGAACGGCTCCCAGCCGAGCAGATCGTTGAGGAGCGCGCCGTCTCGGATACGCACGTTTTTGCACGAAGAAAGCGCACGCGGGTCCATCGACAGCTCGTCGCGGTCCAGGTAGAGGCCGAAGTTGGGCCGCTCGACGATCAGCTGCTCGACTTGGCTGGGAACAAGCTGGCTAACCACTGTAGGACGACTCGATGATGATGCTCGATTGGAGCCCACCAAGGGTCGCGCTGTTGGGGCTGATGTTCCAGTCCGAGCCTTCCGGGCGCGCCTCCACGCGATACTTGTAGATGTCACCGGGCGTCAGAGCGATCGCCGAGCGCAGGCGCTGAAGCGAAACGGTCGCTGGACGGGTCGGATCGTTCGACCACATGGCGGCCGGGTTCAGCGCGCTCCAGGCCCCGCCGTTCACCTGCTCTGCCAGGCGCACGCCACAGTAGGAGTTACCACCGGATACTGGCGAGCCGCAGACGAACGCACGCACCAGGATCTGCCAGCCGGCGGCCGGAACGACGATCCCGGCCGCCGGATCGAGATCGGTGATAACTGTCCATGCACCGGCAGATGCCGTGAAGCTGTTGGCGCGGACGCCCTCTCGCGGCGGGATGATGAGCGGGAACTCGCTGTCCGGGCGCGGATTCGGCGAGAGCGGCCGCAGGTCCACCTCAGCCGTCAAGAACTCGGCTGCACCGCCGCTGGAGACGAGGTCGATCTGGATCTGGCTCGGCGTGCCGTCCGTGAGGATCAGGTCGAGATACTCAGCCTCCGTCGAACTGTTGATCGTGCGGGCGACGTTTCCGTAGACCGCGCCGGTGCCGCCGGTCGTCGATAGCTGGATGACTCCGCTCACAACCCGGCAGACCACTCGCAACTGATAGATGGTGTTCGCCCGGAGAAGCGCGGTGGCAACCTGGTGCCGCCAGCCTTGTCCGGCGGACGTCGCGACGATGCGCAGCTCGCGCCCAGGTCCGTTGGCGGCCGGCCTGGCTTGTGTCTGGAAGGTCGTCGACGCACCGAGCTTTTGGAAGTTGCCGACGCCGCCGCCGGCGTTCCCGTCCCAATCGTAGAACCGACCGTTCCGAATGCGGCTCTGACCGCGGGGCGGCAGCTCGAGGTAGCCAGCGCTCAGCGTCCCCGCAGCCCGCTTCACGCCTTCACCGATCCCCCGGCGCGCGAGATGCCGACGAACCTGGTGGAGCTCGATCAGAGCCGACGTGGCCAGGCTGCGACTCGTGTAGCTGCCCGGATCGACTTCGGTGTCCTGCGCGGTCGCATCCGCCGAGGCGTCGTCGATGCTCGCGAGGCTCAGGCCGCCGACGACCGCGACCCATCCGGGCACTGAATCGTCGTAGATCTCGAGCGTGTCCGTGTCGCGGCGATAGCAGAGGTTGCCTCCGGTCGGAGCCGTGAAGAGCGCATCGCGAGCCGCAGCATCCGCGACACGCGGGATCTGATGGCGGCCGGTCGTCCCGTTGTGATCGCGCTCGACCAGATCCTTCGTGGTTTGGCGATTCGCCCGCTCGTTCGCCGGGAAGGACGCGATGAGCGAATCGTCAGCCGGGGTAGTCGGGTCGATCGGCATGACACTTCCTCTACGACCAAGGACGCTCTCGACCGACGCGGCGCATGGACTGCGGGATCGGCGTCAGGTGGGATTGCTGGTGGAACCGCGCTCGCTTGTCGCGACGGACTGCGCGGGAGAGGTACGCGCGCGCCTTCTGGCCCTCGACGGTCGCCGCATCGAAGTCGCGCTGGCGCGTCAGGGCTTCCGAGGCAGCACGAGAGACGAGGTAGTCTGACAGGTTCTCTGAAAACCAGTTGGTGTCGGTCGGTGCGCTGAGCGTGGCGAGTCGAGCGCCGTAGAGCACCGTCACCTGATAGGTCCCGAGCGACCAGGACGTGCCGACCGGATTCTTGTCGTCGGGCAGCGGGTATACCCACAGCTCACTGCCTAGCTCCAGCAGGTGCTTCGGAGAGCCGTACCAGTTTACGTCGGGGCTCGCCCCGTAGAGTGCGTGCATCTGGCCGCGCGAGGCCGCCCATTCGATCGGCACGAGCGCGCCGGACTGGCCGTGCAGCCAGGCAGCGCGGTCGAGCTTGCGAACCCACGCGGAGGGCTTGTCGGCGAGCTTGCGCTGACCGATGACAGTGACGAAGGTCGCCACCGCCTCCATCGCAAGGAAGGTGTGCCGGTCCTCTGCCTCGCGTTGGGCCTGCCGGATGAAAGCCGCGACGAGCGCGTCGATCTCTGTGGCCAGATCCTCGGTCGTCGCGCGAACGTCGGCCTCGAGCTCCTGGAGCGTGGGCATCGGGCCCTCCCGAGGCGCCGCTCCTAGACGCCGACGCCGGCGAGCAGCGCCTCAGCCTGTTCCTTCGTGAGTCCAGTCTCGACGACGCGGCCCTCGGCGTCGATCACGTCGTAGCGCGCACCGGCGCCGCGCCCGTACTTCTTCATCTTCCAGCCACCCGGCGACTCCGACTCCTCTGCGTCACCGGCCGCGTCCGGTTCGGATCCGGCGTCGGGATGCTCGACATGCGGAGGAGCGCCAGCTTCGAACTCACCATCGATTCGCTCGAGCTCCCCCTGCATTTCTCGCTCGATCTTCTCTTTGGCCTCCGCAACGCGGCGGTTGCGCTCGCGGAGCACGCGGAAACGCTGGACGTCGAAGCCCGCGTCGGCGGCGACCGCATCGTCCACCGGAGATCCGTCCTCGGAGAAGTAGAGCCCGGGATCGTCCTCGTACATGGACACGAAGAAGCCGCTCGGATGCTGGCATTGGCGAACGCCGCGGTTCAGATCGACCGGGGCGTACTTGCCGGTGCGCGGATCGGGGCTGGTCACGGCCATCTAGAGCAGCTCCTAGATCGTCACGTTCGTGTCGCCGGTCTGCCGATCGGCGTGGAAGCTCTTGCGCCGGTAGACGATGAACGGCGCACCCGCGCCGGCCGTGGCGGCGCCGACCTGCGAGCAGTCGATGTCCACCCGCTTGCCGGGTCCGACCTGGATGGGCGTCGCGGGGCGCACGTAGAGCCGCGAGCCGACCGGCACCGACGCCGCGTTGTGGAAGAACGACTCCGAGTGCAGCACCGGGTTGCCACCGTCGGCATCCGCGACCTCCAGCGTCGCGAGGCAGGCGGTGCCGTTCCAGGCACCGGCCGTCGTGATGAGGAAGCCCCATTCGACGATCTCGATGTCGGACTCGCTGAGCATCGTCATCTTGTTCGCCGCCGTGAAGGTGGTGGTCGCGCCCCAAGCGACGTTGAAGTCTCCGTGTGAAGGCATGGTCTCTCCTCGCACGCTTACGCGCGTGGATCAGGTGCTCGTGTAGTGCATCACCCGCGCCTCGCTCGCCGTGTCCCAGGTGAGGCCGGCCTCGAGCACGCCGTACCAGCCGATCTCGCGGAACCGGCCGAGGTCCTCGCTGAGACCGATGCGCAGCTCGGGATCGAGGACGGTCGCCAGGAAGCCGGCGTCCTCGCCGAAGAAGAGCGCCTCCCCGGCGACGCCGGCGGCGCCGATCGCATTGGCCAGCGCGTTGTAGTGGTTGGTCTCGAACAGCGTGATGCCCTCGACGTCCCGCATGCGACCGCTGGTGAAGGGATCGCTCGTCGTCGGCGAGAGCCAGTCCTTGTACTCGGAGTCGTTCTTGATCCCGCGCGCGGCCTTGGTCGAGAGCACGCCCACGTAGTTGCCGTTCCGGAAAGGCGGGCTCTTCAGAGTCCCGGCCAGGTAGTCGCGCATCGTGCGGAGCGCCGCGATCGTGAGGTTCGTGGTGGTCTGCGCGGCCGGCGTGCCGTTCGTGGTGATCGTGATGACGCCGCCCACGTTGACGACCTTGATCAGCGTCGTCTTGAGAGCGTCGGCCACCATCTTGTCCATCGTCAGCTTCATCTGCGTCTTGAGCATCCGCTGGATCTTCGACCGCAGATCGAAGTGGGTCAGGAGCTCCTCGAGCTCGGTCATGGGCGACTTGTAGCCCCACTCGCTGACCGTCACGGACTTGGTGCTGATCGCCGGGCGACCTTCGGGCAGCCGCTCCGTCTCGGACACGCGGCTCGCGAGCGGCAGCTGGTGGAACCGCGTGATCGTGACGGCCTCGCCCTTCATCTTGCCGTAGCCGGGCTCCGGTGAGACGAACTGGCTGAACAGCGCCTCGGCGGCCGCGGCCTCGCGGATCTTTTCGCTGAGCGCGTGGTTGCGGTAGGTCCCCGTCGGAGAGTCCCAGACCCAGGCCATGAGTGGCTCCTTTGCGCTACAGCCCGCCGCCGAACAGGTCGGGGTGGCGCTTCGCGCGGACTTCTTCGAGCTGCGTCGCGAACGGCTTGGAGCCGGCCGGGCCGGCCGCAGCGGGGCCCGCCACAGGATCGATGACGCGGGCGCCTCCGGCGCCGCCATCGGAGCCGGCGCTCACGCCGGCCGTGGCGGCTCCTGCCGAAGCGCCCGCCTTCGGTGCGGCGGTCGCGCCATTCTGGAAGCTCAGCAATCGCTCGCCGATCTTGCGCACGAAAGCGGCGTCGTCACGTACCGCCCGCAGATCACCACCGGCGGACTGGAGCTCGCTCGAGAATGCGGCGCGGCACAAGTCCTCGTGCTTCGCTAGCTCCGGGAAGTCGCGCGAGAAGGTCGTCCACATCCGCTCGAGACGCTGGGCCTCGGCGATCTCCTGACGACCGGCATCGACTGCGCCACGCACGGCAGCTTCGTTGTAGTCCACGACCTGCTGCGCCCACTGCTTGAACTTCTCGGGTTCGCGGATCGCATCGGGCGGCGCACCGGGCTTCGGTGGCGGCGCCGGCGCGCGGCGATCGTCACCCTGCGCCGGCGCGCGCGTGAGCAGCTGCGTCAGCATTTCGTCGCGGCGCTCGAGCTCGCGTTCGAGCACCGCGACGCGCGGATCTTGCGGCGGCGGCTGCGCGGTGGAGCCGGAGGCTGACTTGGAGTCGGCGCCGGCAGGCTCGCGAACGGGCGAGCCACCCATCACGGCAGGATCGGCCAAGGGCCCCCCTACGAAACCGGTTCCTGCACTGCCGCTTGCGGCCGGATCTTGCGTGGCCATCAGTGAAACGGTTACACGGCCTGCTGGCAGGGTGTCAAGAGGCCGCTGCCGGATCTTGCGCCGGCTCGCTGCGCCGCGCGAGCTTCCGCAGCCGGCGCTCGAGCTTTTCGACGGCGTAGAGCTCGAAGGCCAGGCCGATGGCGACCTGCGGGTCGAGCGGCTCGCCGCGGTCAAGCGGTCGAAACGCTCGCGCGAGCGCCTCTGCGCGCAACGAGTCGAGGAGGGGATCGAGTAGGCGCTGAGCCTGCGCCACGAGCCTTCCCTGGGCCGCGCGTTCGACCTGCTCGGCTGTCTCACTGAAGGGCCATTCGCTCATCCCTGGCCTCCAGAGCCGCCGCTCAGCGGACCGCCGCCACTGCGGCCGCCGCCTCCGGGCGGCATCCCGCTACCCGGCGCCTGGCCGCGAGTGGTTCGCAGCGCGCTTGCACGCGCGAGGTTCACCGGCAGCTGCGGGTTCCCATCGGGCGGCGTCGCACCAGGGCCAGGCAGACCTATACCTGGCGCGCCTTGCATGGCGGCGAGCTCTTGCGGCGTCTTGCGCAGGTCCATCGCGTCGATCCGCATCGCGCGTAGCAGAGTCGCGATCGTCCGTCCGAGCGAGTAGTCCTGGAGGAACTGCTGCGTCAGCAGATCACTGCGGCCGATCGTGTCGAGCATCGCCAGCAGGCGCCGCGCATCTTGTGCGAGCGCAAGAAGCCCCGAGATCCCGGTCGCGCGCAGCCGCATCGACTGGCTCCGCAGCTCTTCGCGGCGCACGACGAGCATCCGGACCAGGTCGGGTCCGAGCTCATGCAGCAACTCCGCGTCGCTCGATTCGTCGAAGTGCTGAAGGAAGGTATACCAGGACAGCTCGAGGGCGGGCGACAGCAGGTTCTGCTCGACCCCCTCGGCGATGTGCTTCACCAAGACGTTGCTGCCGGCGTCGGCCTTGTCGATTTCCGTCGCTGTGACGCCGCTCTTGTCGGCGAGCCGACCGAGGCGCAGCTCGTTCTGTCCCGCGGCTTCGCGAAGCAGCTGCATGATCGCTTCCCAGAGCTGGAAGGCTTGTGACGGCAAGCTGCCCATGTCGAGCTTTTCGATCACCGGAGCGTTGGGGTCGATGTCCTCGTCGGCGAGGAACATCTTTCCGGGGGTCACGCCATCCATGAGCTGCTGCGAGTCCTGGAGCGCCTCGGGCCAACCGCGATAGGCGGGGATCGCCTCCATGCGGATCCCATCCAGAAGCAGGTTCGTGAACTCGGTGAACAACGCGGACAGCGCCGCGAAGGACTCGACGTAGCTGCGACCATCGACGCTGAACGGCACCTCCAGAAGCGGAGCCGACACGATCCAGTCCTTGCCGTGCCAGAATGGGCTCGGCTCGGGGCCACGGATCACGTGCGTCTCGTTCACCAGAACAACCAGTTGATTCTCGGCGATCACGCTGCCGTCCCGCGCGAGCAAGGTGCCGAGGAACTCCTGCACCATCACCTGCCGCCTGCGGCCGGTGGCCTGGGCTCCGTGCCCCGCGGCACGCTCTTTCTCGACCGTGTGCTCGGCGTCCGCGCCGAGACCGCCGATACACTGGTCGATCGCAGCCGGGTTGTAGACGGGCGTGCCGTCGGTTCGCGTGAGCGCCTTGAGCTTCTGGAGGCGGTGCAGATCGACGGGCCGCTCGCGCACGCGGTAGAGCCCATTGCCGGTCGGATCGTGAAAGAGCTCGCGCGCATCCACGTTCTCGATGCGCAGACGTCCTTCGCGCCAGGTGACCGCGAGCGCCGGCTTCGTGATCGCTCCGGACTTCAGCACGCTCGCGAACACCGACGGGAACGGGATGTGCTGCCCGCTCTGGTTGGTGCCGCAGTGGGCGAGCGCCGCGTCCATCACGCGCTTGGCGAGGCTCTCGAGGTCGCTGTTCTTCTGGAGCGGATCGAGGAACGAGTACCAGTCCGGAGTCGCACCGAGCGCGTCTCGCATCGCCGCGACCCAGCGCTCGACGTAGTCGGCCACGGTCGAAAGCGTGATGTCGGCCTGCCACGCCTGCTTGCCGGTGGTCTGCTCGCGGCCCCAATAGGCGTCGTAGTTGCGTTGCCACTGGAGCTTGCGCGGATTCGGTCCGGTCTCACGCGCCGTCTTGGCTTCGTGGAACGCCTCGAGCACCCACTCGCGCACCTCGTCGATGCGAGCCGACAGGTCGGGTTGTCGCGCGAGTCGCGCCGGCGTCTGATCGGGATCCGGGATGCCGAGATCCATCCGCCCCTCGGCGCCTTCCCCCAGCGGACCGCCGATGAAGATCGGCGGCTGACGCGAGCCGCCGGAGCGGTCGCCAATGACCGGCGACGTCGGCGGCTCGGCCGGTGTCGGCGGCGCGAAGGGAGTCGGGAGAGAGGGCTCGGCAGATTCGGGCCGATTGGTCGCCACAGGCACGATAGTTAGCCGATTCTTGGGGCATTCCTAGCGCCGCTGTTCCCCGAGGCGGCCGAACGGGTCCGCTCGCACGCTCTGCTCGAGGCCCGGGACAGGCGGCTGCACGCCAGGACGCTCGAATCCGAGCCCGCCGATCCGGCTGCGCTTCGCGAAGTACGCCGGCGCATGCGGAGCCACCGTCTTGCGCTCTTTCTTGCGGAGCGCCCCTTTCGGGAACTTGAGCGCGCAGCCGTAGCCCATCGCGTCGCCGAGGTCCGAGTCGGGGTGGTTCTTGACCGGCTCGGTCGAGACCACGCCGCCGCGCGACATGTGGAAGTGCCAGCCTCCGCGGAGGGCGTGGTAGACGCCGCGTGCGCGCTGGCGATCGACCCGCACCATGCCGACGCCGCCTCGCATCTGGGCGAGCGCCCAGCGCAGCGGGTTGACTCGCTCCTCGAGCTTGACCGGCCCGCTGCGCCAGCGCCCGCCGAGCTCGCGCTGGATCACGCCCACCGGCGTCTGGTCCACGCGCACCTCACTGCGCTTCGTGCCAGCCGGGTCCCCGACATGCGACCAGGAACAGCGATCGTACCGTTCGCTCGCGAGGGCGGGCTTCACGATCTGCTGGATCAGGTCGAAGGCACCGAGCGACTGCTCCTCATCGTAGAACGAATCGAGCACGTTCAGGTGCCCCGTCGGGGCATCCTGGGTGACGATGCAGCAAGGCGTTAGCCCGAAGTCCCACCAGAGCTCGAGCGGCCGCCCACGGATCACCTCGATGGCGTCGGCCAGGTGGACGGCATCGGACCATTGCGGCGTGACGGCGACACCCTTCCGCTGGAACCCGAACTTGCCATCGGCGAACCGCGCGATCAGGTCCGGTCGATGCGCAAGGGTCTTGCGCAGGCGATCGTAGTAGCCGGGCGGCAGGTTCTTGCTGTTCTCCGGGTCGCGCGTCTGCCAGCAGCGGTAGCCGGGCGTGCCGGGGTCCACGAACTTGCGATAGGTCCAGTGCGTCTCGTCCGGGTTGTTGGTGGCGAGCTTCGCGCCGTACCAGGCGATGCCCTTCTGCCGGAGGCGCGTCATCGCGGTGTCGAAGATCATCTCGGACACGCCGCCAGACTCGGCGGCAGGCGCCGGCTCGTCGATCGCGAAGAAGGCGAGCGGCCTGGACTGGAGCTTGGCCGCGTCCTTCGGATCGTCCATGCCGAGGAACATCACCTCGCCGCGCGCCTCTCCGACCCTCCAGCGGAACGTCTTGCGCGAGCTGATATATTCGCCGCAGACGCCGGGCGGGAACCAGGTGAAGAACTCGCGTTGCGTGGTGTCGCGCAGATTCTCCCAGGTGTCGCGGATGAACGCCTGGATCGCGCGCGGGTTCTCCTGAACGTGATGGAAGGCGGCCCAGCAGAGCGCCGCGCTCTTGCCCTCCCCCATGCGCGAGGCGAACAGGTCGGCTTCGGCGCGGCTCGTGATGAAGGCGCGCTGCGTCGGGTTGGCGACGAACGTGATCGTATGCTCGTCCGCTCCCGGCTCCGGCTCCTCGTCGGCCTGGACGAGCGGGGCGAAGCCGGGAACAGACCGCGTGCGCTCGAGGTCCTCCTCGAGCTCCGGCGTTTCCTTGCGCTTGGGCACTGGCTCAGGCTAGCGGTTCTCGAGGTATGCGCGCAGCTCCGAGTCGCTCAGCGACGCACCATCGGTACCCGTGACACATCCCCTTGTCGGTCCACGAAGTAGAGCCAGCCGGTTTCCCGCGTGATCGCGGTCTCCGCTTCCATGCGCGCGCGGCCAGTGCTGCCGTTCACACCGCGGCCGCGCCGCGCCATCGGCTTGCTGACCACATGGCCTCTGTGGTCCAGGTAGTAGATGCGCTCCGGATCTCGCTGGATGCCGGCGCGCGCGACCTTCTCGTGCTGTTTCTTCAAGACCGCATCTCCCTTGCTCAGCGCTTGCGCTCGAGCGGTCCGGGGTAGGGAATCGGCTCCGCGGGCAGGCAGTCGGCCTTGTAGCCGGCAGCCTCCCACCAAACGCGGAGCGCCAGACACTCCGCGCGCTCGTAGCGGGCCGGCTGGGGCTGCACCGGAGGCGTCGTCGGCTGGCCCCAGCTGCCGATGGCCGAGACGAACAGCAGCCACTTCATGTCGTTGCTCTCTCCGCCTTCGGCGCGCGCTCGAAGAACGCGCCGATCTTCGTGCCCGCGTCGTCCGAGACGACGACGAGGTGCTCGTTCTTCTTGTGCGTCTCGCGCACCTCGATGTGGATCTTGATCCCGGGCGAGAGACGGATCCCGCTCGCCGCCAGGTACTCGGCCGCATGTCCGAGGACCTTCCGATTCCACTTCACGTTGTCGCTCATGTCAGTCGGGTTCCTTGTTCCGCTGGATTTCCGCGAGGGGCTTGGCGCTCTGCCGTCCCTCCGCGAGCGCGCGACAGCGGAGAGTCGCACGCTTGAGCGCGAGCGCCGCGTTCAGCATCTCGCGTTGCATCTCGATCGTGCCGTCCGCTAGCGCGGTCCGGTACGCGGACGGGTCCAGGACGGCGCCGAGGCTGTCCGCCTTGCTGAGCGCGGCCTGAGCGTCCTCGAGGGGCAGGTCGGCGGCGATCGAACCCATCGCGCCGATCTGCATGAGGACCATCGCGTAGACTTCAGGCTTCATCTGGATCACCCTCCTCGTTCACCGATGGCCCTCGAGCAGCAGGAGCTCCGCCGCGAGCGCCTCCCAGGAGTCGTCGAGTCGCGCCGCTTCCTTCGCGAACCGGACGGCATCCAGGCCGATCGGAAGGCGCCCTTCGGCGACGGCGGCACGCATCGGCCGACCCCAGATGGCGGTCAGCACGGCCGACAGCGCGAGGATCGCGGCTTGCGGTCCATAGCGGTTCGCGCGGCCCTTCAGCATCGACGTGTTGAGCCCCGCCGCGAGCAGCCGCAGCACGGCGTCGAACGCGGCGTCCGTCGCGACCCGCGGCGCACAGGCCGGGTGCAGGTGCGCGCCGCAGATCGTGCAGTGGACGGCGTTCGGAACCGGCTCCTCGCAGGTCGCACAGCGCGGGTGCCGGACGAGCTCGTTTCCACCAGCGAGCTCGGTCATCGCAGTGTGTTCCGGCGCCGCACGTCGACCAGGGCATCGTAGGCCGCCCGGTCGGCTGGCTCGGACATGGTGACCAGGCGCGCCAAGTGACCGCGGATCGCGTCGCCGACGATCTGCTGCATGCTGAGCCCACTGATCTCGGAGAAGGCGGCGAGCCGCACGCGCAGATCCAGCGAGATTCGCACGTTCAAGGGAGCGACCCCAGCGAGCGGCATTGCGCTGTCGTTGCTCATGGCTGCTCGGCCTCGACGTCGAGCACGTCGTTCTCGCCCTCGACCCGCGCGCGGCCGCCGGCGCCGACGTTGATCACGAACGTGCCCTCCTGGGGCGGCGCTTGGCCTTCCGCTCCGAGGTTGTGATTGATCACGACGGCCGGACCAGTGCCGGCGGCCGCTTGCGCGCGCGCCGGCATGAACCCGAGCAACTGGATCAGCACGCGCCAGGTCCCGAGCTGGGTGGAGTAGTCCGGGAACTTGTCCCAGGACTTCGTGTCCGGGTTCCACTGCGCGCGCTGCGCGGACAGCAGCTCGAGCGTCTTGGCGACCAGGCGCGGCGCGTTGATGCCGCTCGCCTCGAGCAACAGGCGGTAGGCTTCGCGCACGTGGGCGCTTCGCCGGCCGGATAGGATGTTGCGCACGGACGGGACCGTCATGCCGAAGCGCTCGGCGATCGCGGCTGTGGTGGCGCCGGCGAGCACCATGCCCAGCATCTCGCGCTGGTTGACGGTCAGCTCGAGCTCGACCTCCTGGCCGTCCTCGGTCTGGATCACCTCGGGGATCCGGACCTGCTCGCGGCCAAGCGTCTCGCTGAACGGGGCGACCTTGGCGTCGGGGGCGCGGCCGCGCAAGAACCCTGGCGGCATGACCTCGAGTCCCTGACCGGACCCGGCGATCAGCTGATCGACGGCGCGCTTGCCGCGCTTCGGCTGCACGCGACCGCCGCGGGCGGACTTCTTCGGGCGGTCCGGATCCGGGTCGCCGATCTGGCGCGGCGGCGGCGGTCGCTTGCTCACGTTCCCTCCGTCTCTGCTCGAGCGGCTTCCGGCACGAGCAGGCCCTTCAGCAAGCCGCTGATGGCCGCTTCGAGGTCGCGTGACTCGGACGACGCGCCCAGCACCTCGACCCGGTAGCCGAACGAATTCGTCCGCGAGAGACGCACCCCGCCCGGGACCGTGGCGAGTGCCTCGAGTGCGAGCTTCACGGGGCCTCCTGTGCGAGCTCAACGAGGGCGGCGCGCGCGCGCGCCCAGCCGCCGCGCACGAAGCGGACTTGCACCTGCGCCCTACCGAGCCACTCGATGAATCCGTGCGAGACGAGGTGGAGCGCAAGCACGACCTCGGCGCCGCGCAGCGGCGGATCGGTGCGTTCGTGGTCGATGTAGACGAGCCGCGTGCCGGCGGGCGTCCCTGGCTCGAGGTAGCGCCGGAACTGCGCGTGCGAGCAGCCCGTCACGCCGATCACGCGCGCCCGGCTCACACGAAGTCCTCGAGGAGCGGCCGCTCGCGGAGCCAAGCCTCGTAGATCGCGACCGCGGCCTCGCGCGTCATGCCATGGACGGCGTAGAGCTCGAGCACGTCCGGCATGCGATCGCGCCAGCGCGCGCAGGCGAAGGCGTAGCGCAGCCACCCGAACGCGCTCCGCATGGGCAGGCGCATGGGCTACCTCGGCGCCATCAGCCACGGGCCCGGTTCAGCAGCGCTCGGATCGCCTGCCACGCCTGCTCGCCGAGCGGCTGGTCGATGCAGAAGGCATCGGCGAGCGCATCGAGCTCGGCAGCGTGGCGCCGCAGCCGAGTGGCCTCGGAGCGCAGCTGATGATCGAGCGCCGGCCACTCCATGCGGAACTTTGCCGGAGCAGCGGTCGGAAGCTCTCGACCCACGCGGATCCCCCACTACGCGACTCAGGCCAACGACGGCCGCCCGGGAGGGCACCAGCTCCCCTCAGTTTCTCCACTTACCGCAGACTCGGCCGAGCCCCCGCCCGCCCCGTGCCTACGGAACTGGGAACCTCGCTTCTGGTGCCCTCCCGGTGGATCATCGCAACCGAGTGCTCGCTAGCCCTGTTGCTAGCGACGGGATCATGCCAGACCTCGCGAGTGCCGTCAAGCGGAAAAACGACGTCCCTGGATGCGATTTGGGATTGACGCGGCGGGGTCCGATCGGCGAACGTGCGGACATCATCGCAGACGGGGCGCCGTGGGGGCGCGGCCGCCTGCGGGCGGAGGGCTCAATGAGCACGGAGCGCGGCGCTCGATGGTGCGACGTCCAGCGCGGCTTCGACGGCTCAGTGCCTGGCGCGCCTGACCCCGATCCGCAGCGCGAGCCGGCTGCGGCTCCGGCGAACGCCTCAGCGGCGTCGCAACCGGAGCCGGAAGTGCAGGGCGCTCCGGTGCCGCCCCGAGCGGCCGAAGCCGAGGACCTCGGCAAGTCGGGCCTGCCGCAGCAAGGACCGTGCGGGGACAGCAGCCCGAGCACTCTCGCGGTCCAAGCAGCGGACGCCGCGAAGATCTGACAACGCCCCCGGCGGCCCCAGCCGTTCACGCGCAATCCGAAGAAGGCTGCCCGAGGTGTATCCACCGGGCTCCCTCCGGACGCGCCGAAGGCGCAGGGCCCCGAGCGATCGACCGGGGGGACGACGCCCGAGGCCCTGCGTTGCGCTGGCCGCGCATGATCTGGGGGATCGGCGGGCCAGCACGTCGCGCTCGAGCTTAGCGGCCCGCTCGCGCGTGAACCATCCAGCCCAGGAACCACGCAGATCCGGCAGAGGGCCGCGCGTGAGAGACCCCGCCCAACGTGTGAGACGCCGCGCGGGGAGACGGAGGGGACCCGTGACCGGGGCCGGGCACCTGGCGCCGCCTCGACCGGGGGTGACCCCGGGTACCCCGCGGGGATGTCCGATAATATCCATTATGTCAAGTGCGATTCGTCAGCGTTGACGGGCACTTAGACGAAAAGAGCCTTGAACGGACGTCCTCTTCCTGGGCCTCGTGAGGCACTCTGCCCGTCTAGACGGCGCTTCGGCGCACTCCAGCGCGCTCGACGCGATCGACGCCTGCCATCGCTCGGGCATCTAGAACGCGCGTGGGGGTCGGCCCGGAAAAGTTGAGTCTGCTTCGAGTTTCCTCCCCCCATCCACCTCCCGTCTTGCGCTTGCCCATGCGCCTTGCCCTTGGACGCTCCCGGCGCTCCCGAGACCGGCTCCGGGGTCGCCCTCCCAGGGGTCGCCCCCGGCCCTGCGGCCGGCCGCTGGCGGACCGGGCGACTCGGGCCGCGGGGGCCTCAAGCCCAGCCGGCGACGTACCGATGCCCGACACCATGAGCGCCAACCTGGACGATTCGTCGCGATCGGGACAACTGGTCTTGACAAGCTCGCGGCGGGCGGTCAGACTGCGCCAATCCGGCACTTCCGCCGGGAGGGGAGCAACGGACCGATGGCCTACACGCGATCCTATCTCGAAACGCTGCCGCGCGAGCAACTCCGCAAGCTCGTCCAGGACGCCGACCTGGGAGGCAGTTGGACGGCTTCCGCCGGCAAAGCGGACCTGATCGATTCGCTACTGGCCGGCGAGCGCTGCTATCGCGGCACTCGCGTGGCCCGTGACGGCCAGCCGCTCGGCGTCGTGGAAGGGGAAGGGGTGGGCGCGTCGACTGCGACCCACGCGGCCGCCACCGTCGCCGCGAGCGCCGCTCCGGTCGCGACCGGCGGCGCGAGCCCGAGCGCCGCGGCCGAACAGGTTGCCGCGGCGCTCGCGCAGATGATCGCGAGCGCGCAACTCTCCGCGCCGCTGGACGAGGCAGCGGTCCGGCGCATCGTGGCCGATGAGGTGTCCCACCTGGACCTGTCCGCGTCCATCACGGTCAACGTCCCCGAGCGTCCGGAGCCCCGGATCCTGGAGGGGCTCGCGCATGCGGCGCTGCCTGACGTCGTGGAGGCAGTCGCGCTGACGGGCAAGGCGCTTCTACTGGGCCCGGCTGGGTGCGGCAAGACCACGCTCGCAAAGCAGGTTGCCGCGGCCCTGGACCGGCCCTTCTTTTTTCTTTCCTGCACGGGCGGGACGTCCGAGGCGCAGTTGATGGGCCGCCTGCTACTGGACGGCAGCTTCCTGGGTACTCCGCTGCTCGACGCGATCGAGAACGGCGGACTGTGCCTGCTCGATGAGGCGGACGCCCTGGATCCCAACGTGACGCTCGCGCTGAACGCGGGCGTCGCCAACGGAGCCTTCAGCGTCCCGAACCGGCCGCTGTCTCCGGTCGCGAAGAAGCATCCCAACTTCGCCCTGATGCTCGCCGCGAACGACGTCACCGGGGGCTCGCACCTCTACAGCGGGCGGAACCAGCAAGACGCGGCCCTGCTCGATCGGTTCGCCGCGGTCACCTTCGTCATGCAGCCTGATCGGGCGCTCGAACGGGCGATCGCGAAGGGCTACGGGCGCGATGCGGAATGGCTAGCACCGCTGCTCGCCAAGCTGCGCTCGAACGTGGAAGAGCACCGCGTCCGGCGCGTGGTGAGCATGCGGCTCATCGAGCACGCGGGCGCGCTGATCCTCGCGAACCCCGAGCGCTGGGCCAACCAGCGCGAGGCCATCGTGGAGCGCGTGCTGGCAGGCTGGAGCGAGGAAGAGAAGGCGAAGGCGCTTGATGGGGTAGTCATCGATGCGCTCTAAAATCGTGGACCGCGAGGATCGACGCCTCAGCGATGGCTCCCTGCTCGTGGTGACGCGCATCGTGGACCGCGCGGCCGCGCTTGCCACGTTCCGCGGCGACACCACCGATCCGGACCACTGGCGGACAGGGCTCACCGGTGAGAACGCGCCCGAACGGGCGGCGCGCTTACTGGCCGATGGCATCGCGCTGCCGGCGGCGCGCGATGCCTACGAGAGCATGCGCGAGAGCGTCGAGCGCGCAGTGACGGCCCAGGTGCTCGCGTTCGCCCCGAGCGCGAGGCGCAAGCGCCGGTACGCGGAGGAAGGGCAGGAAATCGACACGGCGCGCGTCGCGGCCGGGGACCCCGATCATTGGGCCAGTCGTCACCGGGTCGCCAAGCGCCGAACCTTCCGGCTCGCGTTGAATGTCTGCGTGCCATCGTCCAGCGACCCGACCGTATTCGCCCGCATCGTCGGATCCTGCGCGGCCGCGTCGGACGCGCTCTATCGGCAGGGCTACGGCGTCGAGGTGACGCCGATCCAGTACGGCGCGCCCACCCTGCTCGACGGATCGGAGCCCGCAGGAGTGGTACGGCACCTCGGGCTCTACTGGCCGGCGAAGGAGGCCCATGAGCCGCTGGACGTAGAGCGCATCCTGTCCGCTGGTTCGCCCGCGATGCTGCGTATGATCGGGTTTTCCGCGCGCTGGTCGGTCGGCGTCGGCTCAATGGGCCACGGGCAGCGACCGGAGGAACCGATCCCCGAGGCGCTGACGCGCGGCGGAATTGACTACTGCTTCGGCTTCGGATGGGCCGAATCTGAGCGCCTGACGGAATACGCCCAGGGTCTCGCCAATGCGCTCTTCGGCGCGGCGGAGGGCGCATGCACGCGCCGCTAGCTCGGGTGCTTCTCGCGTTCGCCTTCGCGGCGCTCGCGGCCGCGTGCCTCGCGGGCGCGGCGTGGCGCGGCGCGCCGTTCGATGAGACGGACCGCGTGGCGGCGCTCTTCCTGGGGTGCTGCTCGCTCGCGTGCTGCGCGCTCTCAATGCACCGGGGGGGCCAGTGATGCGAGTCGACGCCCAAGCACGCGCGCAGGCGGCGCGCGATCGACGCGCAGCGCAGGCCCTGCGCTGCCCCCACTGCGGCGAACGACCGGGCGGGGGCCACCGCCTGCTACCGGGTCCCGATGGCGCGCGCGACTGCCCGGGCAACGTGCGCGCGCCGGAGCGGCCCCGGTGACGCCCGGACTGGAGGCACTACTGCGCGAGGCTCGGCCGACGGGCTCCGGGCGCGTGCTCGAGGTTGCGCTCGTGCTGCGCGGCACGCGGCCGCTCGGGGCCGAGCCCGTCGACGTGGAAGTCGCCGGCCGCTTCTTCGCGGATTGGATCGGTCACGAGACCTGTGAGTGTCTCGCTGTGCTGCTCATCGATAGCCGAAGACAAGCGCTCGCGTGCGAGCTCGTATCGCGCGGGGGCATCGGGAGCGTGCCGATCCACCCCGGGCCGCTACTGCGAACCGCGGTCCGCGAGGGGGCCGCGGGCCTCTACGTGAGTCACAACCACCCGAGCGGAGACCCGAGCCCATCGGATGCGGACGTTGAAGCGACGGCCCGTCTATGCGCTGCCGCAGGCATCGTCCAGGTCCAGGTGTATGACCATCTCGTGTGCGCCGCGGGCGGACGATGGGCCAGCATCCGCGAGGTGCTCGAAGAGCGCACAGCGGCGGAGCGGGCGGACCGCGCCGCGCGTGCGTGCGCCGACCGCTACCGGCGCTCCCGGTAGGGAAAGGAAGAGACCATGAGCGACGCGAAGCTGTGTATGCACTGCACGCATCGAATCCGGGCACGCGAGGCCGACGCTGTGTGGGTGAACGAGGCGGGGCTGGCCTCTTGCGAAGCTGGGCCGCTCGGCGTTCACCAGCCGACGGAGAGCGGCCGGCTCTACCGCTGCCCGGTCTGCGGGTCATGGAGAATCTGGCAGGACGTCTCCCGCGAGTTGAATACCGGCGAAATCGGGGACAGCGGCGGAAGCTACCTGACTTGTGGCGAGTGTGGCGAGGAGAGGAAGTTCTATTCCATCTGTGAGGTGGACGCCCAAGACCACTGCGTGGAGCATCGGCGGCCCTTCGTTTTGTGCCGACTGGAGGCGAACGATGGCGAGACGCCGGTGTGCGTGGTGCTGCGCGACGGACGGCGCGGCGAGGCCCGCGCGCACGAGCCGGACGGCGCGCGCGTGCTGGTGGCGCTGGAGGACCTGGAAGCGGAGGTGCTCGTCCGGGCCGCCGACGTCCGCACGGTCTCCGAGGAGGTGCCGCTCAATCCGCAGATGGAGGCGGCCGGATCGTAAGCGAGACGGACGCGGCGGAGACTCACTTTCCGCCGCAGGAGAAGCGATGCTCAAAGCATTTTGCCGTGGTCTAAGGGAAGGTATCGAGGGGCTCTCAACCGGCGTCACCTATGACGGAGACGCCGAATCGCCCCGCTCCCGAGCCTACGACTACGGGCGTAACCTCGGGGAAGCAATCGCTCGCATGTTCTGCGCTCGACCCGAGCGAATTCCGCTCCGTTCCCGATACCACCCTGGACGCCGTTGGCGTCCGCATCTAGGAGAGCACATGCGCTTCGTACTCACCATCGATTGCGACAATGCGGCGTTCGGCGACACGCAAGCGGAACGCAACCGCGAAACGGCTCGACTGCTGCGCGAGGTTGCAGGACGTGTCACGGGCCTTACCAGTCCGGTTGCCACTACCCTCGGCGAGGGTCGGCTCAGCGACGCGAACGGAAACACCGTCGGCCGCTTCGGGTTCGAGGAAGGCGGCGGCAGCGTCGGCCGTCTGCTCTAGCCCCGCATCCATCCCCGCGTAGAACGGTAGCGTAGTCCGTCCACTCCCGGAGAATCTGACCGTCCGGGGCGCGGGGATGTAGCGGCGCGGAGACGCGACCGAAAAAGGAGGAAGAAATGACCACGACCCTCGCGATTTCCAAGTTCTTCGAGCCCCCGAAGGTGACGATGGCCGAGTTGAAGGATTTGAAAGCGTCCATGAGTCAGGAGGAGTGGGACGACTTCGGGCGCGCCGTCGCGGCCGCGCTCGGCGTGGAGTGGACGCCGACGAAGAGCTAGCCACTCTGGCCCCGCACCCTGCGCTCACGCCCACGGTGGGCGCAGTAGCGGCGCGGAGCGCCGAAACAGGAGGAACAAATGAGACGAATCGACCGACACCGCGAGACGTTCATCACCGCGCTGCTCAAGCGCGTACCCACCGCAACCCGCGCCGACGCCCTGCGCCTCCTGCGCTGGGGCCGCACCTACGGGCGACTGGCCGAGGCGCGGCGCAACGGGGACTGGCCGGCCGGTGGCATCACGACCTGCACACGCTGCGAGTCGCAATGGGAGCCTGCGGCCTGCCGCGGATTCGGGCTCGTTCACGAGTGCCCCTCCTGCCGCGCCGAGCGCATCATCCGGGAGACGTGCGAGGCGATCAACGCTCGCACCGGGATGCGGATGGGTCCGTGCGTACCGGAGTTCCAGGGCGACCCACGCGGCTACGCCGTCCGCCTCGCCATCGCAGGCGAGCCTCGCGATGCCTACGACCGGGCGGCACTGGCCGTGCCGACCAGTTAGATAACCCGCCAATGGCCGATCCCGAAACCCACAGCATCTAGGAGACACCGATCATGGCACAGCACTACTCCGACCCGTCCCGCGCCGATGATCCGCACGCGCTGCCGGATGTGGAGACGTTCTACTGCGACGGAAGGCCCGCCTGTGTCCGTGTGGTCGCGCGCGCGGTATGTGACGACTGCGGCTCCGAAGTGACGGAGCTTGCTGACGATGCGATCGCAGGCGAATCCAATATCTGCATCGCTTGCTTCCAGGAATCCCGAACCGGCTGGTACTGGTGGACGTGTTTCCCCGGCTGCATGCCCGACTCCGACCCCTTCGGCCCCTTCGCCACCGAAGCGGAAGCCTTGGCCGACGCGCAGGAGGGCGCAGCGTGACCCGCACAGCCCTCACTCTCACGCCCTGTCCCGATGGATGCGACTGCACTGTGGAGACGTTCTACCACGTTCCTGATGACCGGGAGAAGTATGCTGAAAGCGACTTCCCCGAAGGCTGGTACTACTGGTTCTGTTTCCCCGGCTGCATGCCCGACTCCGATCCCATCGGCCCTTTCACGACCGAAGCCGAAGCCCTGGCCGACGCGCAGGCGGGCGCATGATGCCTACCGATCCCATCATCCTCCGCACGCTCGACTTGTCGCGGCCCGCGGCATGACGATGACGATGGCCGAACGCGACTTGCGCGCCCGCATTGCCGGCGAACGCGCCCAAGCGAAGCATCACCGCCGGCAGGCGCAGGCGCTGCGCGCGCACCGGATCCGCTGTCGAGAGCAGCGCGACCCGATCGGCGCGCTCCACGCGCTGATGGCGATCCACGAACGCGAGCGGTGCGCGCGCGCTCATGAGGCGCAGGCCCGCGCGCTCAAGGCCCAGTTGGGCCCGACTGCGCGGGCCGAGCGCCGACGGACGGCAGCGGTGGCGCGGCCGGTCTCGGAACGACTCGCGGGTCTCTATGCCGATGAACAGACGGAAACGGCCCTGCGGACCGCATTTCCGGAGAAGCCAAGATGACGAGCGCCATCGAAACCTGGCGCCCCTGGGTCACCTACGAGCGCAAGCGCGGCTGCGGATACCGCAAGCTGGGCGGCCTCTATCTGGTGGGCGCCTCAAGCACGACGGATTGCGGCCGACTTCCCCTGCCGCTCGTGGTCTGCCCGACCTGCCGCGGTGGCATCAAGCCGGCGCGTGGTTGGACGTGGATCGACCCGGGCAAGCTGGCCGCGGAGGCGACGCCGTGCTCTACGGCGGAGTGCGCGCCGAGTGGGTGTCCGCTCGGCGCGACGGCAAGAATCGAGCGGGCCGGGCTGATCTGGGTGGGCGAGGAGCACTACGCTACGCCCGCAGAGTTCTTGCGCGAGGCGTGCCAGATGGGCATAAGCAGACGGGTGGCGGCCCTGCCGCGCGACCTCGAAATCGGCAAGACCTGGTGCTTTCTCGCGCACCGCAAGGTATTCCCGGGCGGTGAGGGACCGAACGGGGAGCCGACAGGCCCGGTCGGCGGGCTATTCGCGGCGTTCGTGGTCGAACGAGTGGAGCGGATTGTCCCCGACACGGTCTCGCGCGAGGAGTGCGAGGCGCTGCGCGAGCGCGGCATCCAGCCGGTCATCGCGCGGCGCGCATTGTAGAACCAATCAGTAGCGATCGATGAGTAGCGAACGAAGAAACCTGGCCGACGGAGTCGAGGTCAGCCACGAGCGCGAACGAGTCGACCCGCTGGGGCGACGCATGGTTAGCGCGCGCATCCACGCCCGGTGGCCGGCCGCGCTTCGGTCGGTGGCGCTCTGGGTAGCCGAGCTGGAGCGCAAGACTGGCAACCGCATGACCGCCACGTTCCTCGAGATCGGCCGGGAGATCGGGCGCGGCGCTCGCGTCGAGGTACGAGTGCGGCTGATGCCTCCCGAGTTGCCGAATACGCACCCCCAGCATCCGGACCGCCGGCAGGAGCAGGAGGCATCGTGAGATTGCTACGCAGATTCACCTACGCCGCCGGTCGACTCGGCTGGAGGATCGGCTGTGCCTTGGGCTTCCATGAGTGGGAGCCGGGGTACCTGGTCGATCGATGCGGCCGATGGCCGTGCCGTGCGCGGCGGCAGCGCGTCTAGACGCGCTTGCCCTCCTCGAGCTCGAACGAGCAGGTTTGCCAGCGGTGGCGCCACTCGAGTAGGTCCACGCGGCCCGAGTAGCGCCCTTTCGTCACGCGAAACTTCACGACGTCGTCGCGAACGTGCTTCATCTGGACCACGAAGTCGGCCCACTTCTCGAGTCGTCGCCCCTTGCCCTTGCCATCTCGATTCGGCTCGGCCACCGCAAGGATCGAGATCAGATCCGGCACAAGGACCCGGACGCCCATCGCCCACAAGTAGAGATCCTTCAGCGAATCGAGGTACGAATCGGACCAGGCTGCGATCGTGTCGACGGTGTCGAAGATCACGATCGCGCGGTCTGCCTGCCGAAGCAGGACGTCCCCCTCCAGGAAGGCTACGATGTCGGTGAGCGTCTTGCCACGACTGAGGTGGTACACACAGAAGTGTTCCGCGGCGCGCTCGGCAAGATCGGTGCCCAGGGATTCGGCCAACCGCCCGAAGCGCTCGGCCAGGTCGAAGCGATCGAGCTCCCCGTTGATGTAGTAGACCTCCCAGCCATCGGCTGCCGCGGTGAGGCCGGCGCGCAACGCAAGATCGCTCTTGCCGGTCCCTTCGTCGCCGACCAGACCCGAGAAGCCATGGAAGCCGCCGGACGAGTGGAGATCGAGACCGGTGATTCCGGTTCCCCAGCGCAGTTTCACGCCTGCGCCACGATCAGGCTGAGCGAGTAGCTGGACTCGCGCCCGGCTTTCGCCGCGCAAGGCGAGCTGGATCGCGCTCGAGAGACGCACGCAAGCGTCGAAGCCCGATTTCGGACTGAGCATCGCATACGGGTCGTTTCCTTCGACGACTTCTGTTCGGCCGCGCACTTCATCAGCCGCCTCGAGGACGTCGATCATGCGCTCGCGGTGGATCCGAGGCGGACCTCCTGCTGCCATGTGTCTAGTTGACCTCGCGCAGCCTGAGCCCGCTGCGCGCAGCGATCGCATCACCGCGGTCAACGCCTCGTTCCGCGTTCTTGACGGCAGCCTCCGCTAGCGCACGCTCGGCTTGATCATTCCGGACCCTGGCCGGGTCCGGAATCGCGCCGCGGAAGCGCTGATCTTCGACTCGAAGCATTCGGTTCAGGATCGTCATCGGCCAGTCGCGCCTGCCTGCACCTGCACCGCGACCCCTCCCGCGCCAGTAGGAGAGACATTCCGTGATGTACCAGTCGATGCGCCCCGGTTCATCCAGCAGATGCGGAAGGTGCTTCTTGACCAGCACCAGGAGTCGATCCCGATCCGCTGCGCTGAGCTCGAGCGAGTCCATCCGGAGTCCCCCGGCCGTTGCGCCGATCGTAGCGGCGCAACGCGGCCACTGTCCGTCGCTGCTCCGCCGTCAATAGCCGCTCGAGCGGAAGGCCGAGGTGCAATGCGGTGAGCACGGCGATCCGAAGCGTCAGCGGGCGCTTGCCCATGATGAAGTGCTGGAGCGAGTACCCCTTCGGGTCCCCGGTAAGACGACCGAGCCGCTCGTACAGCGAGCCCTTCCGCCCCTTCCTGCGTTCTCGCAGCACCCGGCGCAGCAGGCGGCGGCCGCCCGCAAGCTCCGGGTGCTGCGACTCCGATCTGTCCAGTCCCCTCATGGAGTTGCAAGATAATCGGGACGAATAGTCCTTGTCAAGCGCGTTCGTCTCGATTAGAGTAGCGGCCAACACCACCGGGGGGTTCTACCGTGATCAAGTCCATCGCCAGGGACGTCGCAACGGGCGATCAGCAGCTTCTTCTTGTCCTCAGCGCCGTGAATCTCTATCGGCTCGCGCAGGGGCGCGCCATCCAATTCAAGCTCTCCGAGCTCAGCGGCGAAAAGGGAGCCGCGTTTCTCACGTTCCAAGGAACGGCGGTCCAGTCCATCACCATCGCGGCGTGCGAGACGGAGTCGGAGTTCGTCGCGCTGGCCAAGGCGCATGCCAGCCTTCAGGGTGATCCGCCGATCCACATGCGAGCCGTCGAGGAGAACCAGTAGATGATGGAGCACCTGCACAAGACCGCGGCGGCGGGGCTCTATCCTGCGCTGACCGAAGCCGAATACCGAGAAGCCCCCGGGCTCAACATCAGCCTGCTCAAGCGCATGCATCCGACGCCCGCGCACTGCCGCCAAGAGCAACTCGCACCCCGCGAACAGACCGAGGCCCAGCGGCTCGGACAGGCATTCCACGCCGCGTTGCTGCAACCTGCCGTGTTCCGCGCTGAATATTTCCGGTTGCCGGCGGGCACCGAGCGTAGGTCCAACGCGGGCAAGGCGGCTTATGCCTCGCTGCTCGCTGACAACCCGGGCAAGCAGCCGCTAGCCCACGAGGACTTCGACTGGATCGACGCGGCGTGCAAGAAGCTCTGGGACTCGCCCACCGTCCAGGCACTGCTCGGGGCGCGCGGCGTGCGCGAGGCGTCGATCTTCTGGGATTGGCCCGTCGGTGCCAGGAGCGTCCGCAGCAAGGGTCGCATCGACCTGATCGCCCAGCTCGAATCGGGTTCTGGCGCCGTCGTAGACCTCAAGACCGTTCCGATCGGAGGTGCGCAGCCGGATCTTTTTGCGCGCGACGTCGTGCGATACGGCTACGATGCCCAAGCGGCCTACTACCTCGACGGCCTCGAGGTGCTCGCCCCTCGTCACCGCGACTGGATCTGGCTCGTGGTCGAGAAAGAGCCCCCGTTCGCGCATGCGCTCTACCAGCCGTTGCCAGAGGTCGTGAACATGGGGCGCGGCAAGTACGAGCGCTGGCTCTCGCGCTACGTCTCCTGCGCCGAGTCGAACGAGTGGCCTGGATACCCGGCCTCCGTGCAACCGCTGGACGTGCCCACCTGGGCTTACCGCGACGTCGATCTTGGGTTCTAGAAGTGAACCGCGACCAGTTGACTTTGGCAATGACTGTTCTCGAGCAGACGGCCAACAAGCCGGGGGCGCCTGGCTGGGCGGCCGTGCGCGCCGCGAAGAATCTGTCTCTCATCTCCAGATCGGAGCTGAAACGGATGGAAGCATCCGCCGTCGTCAACAAATCGAAGCTGGCAGCGCAGCTCGACGAGATCAACGTCCTCGGGGACATGCTCCGCGTGCACGCGGCTCTGATGCACCGACGGCAGGTGGCCAGGCTCGAACGCAGGATCCGCCGAGCGAAGGATCGCGCGCGCAAGACGGAGGCGAGACTCCGATTCCTCGCGCAGCGCAAGGACTATCAACGGGCCGGGCTCGAGGTGCTCGAGCGCTCGGCTAGGGAGTGGTGAACATGGCCGACAACCGACCGCCGACCTCTGAGGACTTCGCTCCGAGCAAGACGGAGGAGGCGGCTCCGACACCCCCGCTCAGTCGAGTTCCGGTGATCGCCGGCGCCTACGGCATCCAGCTCCAATCGCTCGACGAAATGGTGCGGCTCGCCAACATGCTCGTGATCGCCGGTGTCGCTCCGCGCGACATGAAGCCCGGCGGCGTGGTCGCGATCCTTCAGGCTGGCGCCGAGCTCGGCATGAAATACATGTGGAGCCTGGCTCACCTGACCTTCGTCAACGGCAGGCTGGGCATCGACGGAACCGCGTCGATGGCGCTCGTGCGGTCGAGCGGCGTCTGCCGGCCGGAAGGCCAGCCGACGTTGACGATGGAGGGCGAGCCTTTCACCGACGAGTGGACTGCCACCTACACAGCGCATCGGCGTGATCGCGCGATGCCAGTCTCGGCGAGTTTCTCGTTCAAGGACGCTCAGCGCATGGGCTTGCTGAAGGTGGATCCGGAGAACCGTCAGCTGTTCGGCCGCGGCCGTGGAAACACCTGGTCCCAGGATGCCGCATGGGCGACTGCGACGCCGGACATGATGGCCTGGCGTGCTTGGGCACGACTCTCGAAGCGAGAGTTCCCCGACGTGATCCTCGGCCTCGCACTGACCGATGAGCTGCGGGATACGTCGCTGAACGAGGAGGTGGCGGCTGCTGCCGCGCGCGAAGTAGGCAAGGCGCCTGCCCGCAAGACCACCGAAGGGCCGGACCCGCTTCTTGCCGGTCTGGATGCCGTGGAGGACGTACAGGTCTCGCCCGCGGCTGCGGGCGAAGGTGGAGATTCGTGACCGCAGAACAGCCCACGGCGCGTGCGCCCGGTGACGCCCCCGCGCCCGCACGATACTACGCGACATGCCGGCAACTAACCGGGGCGCCGTTCACCTATCACGGGTACGTCTACGATCGCATGACAGGTCGTCCGGTGGCTTACTGCACCCACGCTCACGGCGAGCGCACTCGCAATGGGCATGCTCACGCGATGGCCTGCGCCGAACGCGCATTGGCCAAATGGTTGAAGGAACATGTTGACGCCGACGCCCGCGCCACCGCCGCGCAGGCGCAGGAGCCGACTGATGGCGAGTGATAAGCCCGTCCGCGCCTGGCACTTCACCGCTGGTCGCAACCTGCGCGATGGCCGGAAGCTCGTCATCGGCCGAACCTATCGGCACACGGGCAGGCTCGTGATGTGCAAGAGCGGCCTGCATGCCTCGGTGCGGCTGCTTGATGCAGTCAGGTACGCGCCCGGCACAATGCTGTCTCGGGTCGAGTGCTCGGGCGAGATACTTCACGATGACGATAAGCTCGTCTGCACAAAGCGTCGCGTGCTGTGGATGCTCGATACCGAGCGCGTACTTCGAGCGCGTGCCAGCTTCGCGCGTCCGGCTCGCGCCCGCGCTCACGAGTGGCGAGCAATGCACCATAGGCGCACCATGAGCGTTTGTCCACCTACCCCTCCTCCCTGCCCGCGGCGCCTGCGCGGCGGGCCGCCGTCACCATACGGACGAGCTTGATGTTCTGAGCACCCCACGCCGCAGGTAGCCGCCGCCGATCTCCTGCGCGACCTGCAAGACGCCGAGAGCGGCCTGCGCGACGCGGACGGGGAAGGGGGGAAGTCCAGGCCGAAACCTGCTCATGCTAAAATGGTGTAGCCATCAAAGGAGGCATCAATGTCAATGAAGTCAGCGACTCAGAAGCAAATCGACTCGGAGATCAGGTACGCCGATGGAACGATGGTATCGTGGTGGGCGAAGGACGGGGCGTGGCACTACACGCTCCCCGAGCTTTCTGCGCAGTCACCGGCAAATGGGAGATGCTCTGGCAAGCCGACGCATTTGATACGGCACAGGAAGCCGAGGACGCGAAGTGCGCGGCGATGAGGGCGCTCGCGCGCCTCGAGAAGTGGTCGGACGACGCCGCCCAAGAGGAGAAGTGATGCCCTGCGGTGGTATCTACCCCGTCGGTGGAGAAATCCCCGGCCCGTGCTGGGTATGCAGGGACAAGCGTCCGTGCGACCACTTTTGCGACGAGTGGGACACGCCGTTGCACGCTTTGTGCATCCCAGCCTTCCTAGCGACAGAGGAAGGTGCGTGCGTCTTGGCGCACAAGCACAGCGTCATCATCGACATGGGCGAAGGAATCGTCTACGGACCGGTCATGCACATCGGGCCGCTGGCGCAGCGGGTGGAGGGGTAGATGCTGCGACAAGCGATCTTCTGGTGGCGTGCATCGAAGAATCGTGGTGTGAACGTGCCTTCGCGGCTTCTCTTTACGCTCTGCCGCGCCCTCGGCGACCACAATTGGCGTGATGGACCCCTAGGGTTCGTCCAGTGCTCACGCTGTTTCATGGTCGCACCAGCACAGAAGGACCGCCCCCGTGACTAACACACCCGGCGACGGCGTGGCGACGCTGCTGAGCGAGCGGCCCCGCGCAACGCTCAACCCGGGTGCCATCGGAGGAACCCATGACCAAGCCCGAGACCATCGCCCTTCTGGCCTTCATCGGCTGCTGGTTCGCGCTCTCGGGAGGTGGCGGCTGCGGCGCACCCGACCCCGGCCAGACCGCCTCGCCGACGGTCACGAGCTACACGACCCCGCCTTGGGTGCAGGCCGACGGCGTGCTTTGGCAGCCGAGCTACTCCGTCGGTGGCGCTGGCGTGACGATTCTCGGCGATGCGGACAGCTACGTGCTCTATGGGGGCGTGGACGGCCCGATTCCGCCGGCCGCGGTCTACGAGTGTTCCAGCCCGGGATGTCCGGCCGGCACCTCTCACCATTGCCCCGGCGGCAGTTCGAGCACCTGCGGAACCTGCCCCGTCCCGTGCTTCGAGTACCACACGAGCGAGGGCTGGGAGCACAAGAGCTCGGCGCGCTTCGAGTATCTCGAGACCTGCATACGCGACGAAGGTGACGGGGTGTCGGCCGCGCGCGTGAGCACCAGCGGACCGTGGGCGGGAGAGATCAGTTTTCGGCGTAGCCGCACGACCGCGACCCACGACGACGCGCTCGAGCACGACGGCTGCAATTCGATCATGGTGACAGATTCGCTGATTGACGGGACCTTCATGGGCTTCGCGATGAAGCCGCGCGGTGACGACCCGCAGGACTGCACCGCATCGACAATCAAGCTCGACCGGGCGCTCGTGAGGCTCAACCGCTTCACGAATGCCTATGAACAGAAGGACGGCCACGGCGGCGTGTTCAAGCTCGAGGACGGGAACCTGCCCTGGTTCATCGTGCTCGATTCGACCTTCTGGATCGGCGGTGACTCGACGCTCAAGGGGCCTGGCGAAGGCCAGCACTACCTACCGCCGCCGAGCCGGATCGCGCAGCCGAGCGACTGCGCGGGAAACACGATCTTGTTCTCGGGCGACACAGCGCAGCTCACCGCCTGGCTCGCCGACGAGGACGGAGCGGACGGCCTCACGAACGCCGAGAAGCTCGCCGCGCTCTCCTACTGCTACACCCTCGTCACGCGCCAGACCGGCCAGAGCTGGGCCGACTTCTATAACGCCGAGTGGCTCCCGCGCTGGTCCGCATGGATGAATTCGCACGCTGCCGCTGACGGATGCTGAAGGGACTAGCGGCTACGGTGCTGGGGCGGGTACCTCGACGAAGCGAAGGCACGAGGCCCGGCGCGCGGCGCCCATCGCACCGAGCTCCACGCGGTCGATGAGTGGCGAGGCATCGACCTCTCCGTAGCGCTCGCAGACCAGATACAGCAGGTGCCAGGCGTCCCGGTCAAAGCGGCCCACGCAGTCGCCGTGCCGGAGCCGGCGCACGAGTAGCTGGTTCGGCTCGCCATCGCCCCAGCGCGCGAGCGCCAAGTCGCCATCGCAGGACGGTACGCCCGAGGCGTCCGTCCACTGGACGAATACGCGCGGGTCCTGGCCCCATTCCCACCAGCAGCCGGGCCCGAGTGCAAGAGCCCAGGCGACGAGAAGTGCGCAGAGAGCGATTCGTGATGTACGCCGCGTCACGCCCTTACCCTCCTGCCGCGCTTGCGCGGCTTGAAACGGGCGCCCTGGGCCGCGCGGGCGCACCGGCGCTGGCCTCCCGTACTCCCCGAGGGCCTGCGCGAGCGCCCGCGCGCGCTGCGCATCTCGGTCGGTAGCGCGCCTCACACGGCCTTCCGGTGCCAGTAGGTTGGCGCCGCCGCGATCACGGTCCCCTGCGCCACCCGCGCGGCATAGCGCCTGGCCCCGCCGGCCACGAGGGCCTCGCGGAAGATCCCCGCCGCCTGCGGGCAGGTGACGGGGATGCGTTGGCCGGTCCGCAGGATGATCACGGTCGCTCCGCGCCGACTCAGGTAGTCGTGGAGGCAGCCCTCCTCTACCCACTCGAGCCATGTCCCGCCGAGCAGCGACCAGGCCCAGGTAGGCACCGATGACCCGTCGCACCGGAAACCCCGCGGGATCAACACCGCGAAGCCGAGCACGTCGTCCCGGTACTCGAGCTGCTGGAGAAGTACGATCTCCCGCTCGCTGACCTTCCGCATGTCGATCAGCGAGAAGTAGCGGCCGGGGGGCGCCGGGATCACCTCGGCCGCGCGGATCGCCTCGGTCGGCAGCTGGCGTGTGGCATCGGTCACGGACAGGGTGCCTCGCCGGGCGGCCCGCCGAGCGCCTCCGAGAGCGCGGCGCCCGCGGCCGCCACGCCCGCGCCAGCGGCACCAGCGACCGCAGCGCCGCCCACCACGGACGCCGCAGCGAGCTCACGCGAGGCCGCCCGATCCTCGGCATCGATCGACAGGTCACCGACAGCCAGCGCGTAGCAGCCGCGGCGCAGCACCGAGGCATGGACCAGGATGGCCCGCTGATCCGGCGGCCCCCAGCGGGCGGCCGCGTCGAGCACGCAGCCCGGGAGCAGCAGCACCAGCAGCAGGAGAGCCGCGGTCCCGAGCGCGCGGCGCACCGCCGGCGCCAGGAGCCCCCAAAGCGCGCCGAGCACCATGCCCGCCCCGGTGACGGCGCCGGCCGCCACGATCGCCACCTGGTCGGCCTCGAGGCGCGTGAGCAGGACCGGCAGGTACGCCTCCAGCACCGCCTGTGCCGCGAGCGTCACCGCGGCGATCGAGCCCGCCGACACCCCGCCGACGCCGGCGCCAATCACCGTGCGCGCGGCGCGCCCGCGGCCGGGAGCTACCGGATCAACCTCGAGCGGATCGTTGCCGAACGCCATCGCCTCACCCTCATTCCGGGAAGCGCTCACCGGCGAAGATCACGAGCTCCTCGGCCCGGCGCAGGAGGAGCCCGCGCGACGGCAGGCCGCCGTCGTTGTTCCAGGTCACGAGCTCCTCGCCGGCGTCGTTCCACCGCCGCTCGCGGAGCGCGCGCAGCAGCTTCGACGCCTGTGGCCTGCCATGCACCATGAACTCGAGCCCGCCGCAGTTGAACTCGAAGCTCACGAGCGCGTCGAACATCCCTTGCGTGAGCGGCGCGTCCACGAGCCGGCGCACCTCGGCCTCGGCCTCGGCGATGTCCCTGCGAAACCACGCCTCGCAAACCTCGAGCGTGTAGACGACGCCCACCTGGACGTCGGGCCCAGTGTGACCCCAGCCGGCCGTGGGGACGCCTTGGCCATCGAGGTAGCCGATCCGAGCGAGCGACTCTTTCGCCCGGATGAACGCGAGCCCCTTGGCGCTCGTTCGCATCACTGCACCAGCTCCAGCAGCGCCGCAGCGACCATGAGCGCCACCCCCACCGCTAGCACGATCCGGGCCTCGCGGGCCTTCGCCTCCGCGCGGATCACCGCGCAAGACCCAGCGCTTGCAGCACGAAGCTCCCGAGCGCGGGAAAGAACAGCGCCCAGGCGATGCGGCGGAGCGCCGAGATGCTGCTTTCTAGGCGATCGAGACGCACCACCAGCGGCGCGGCACCTTCTGGGAAGATCACCTGATCGAGTAGGTCCAGCCGCGACAGCACCGACGGGGTCCCGTTCTCGCCCCGGTAGAGCGTGCTCTCGTGCCTCGAGACCCATTCCTGCGTTCGATCGATCCGGTCGTCGAGCCGCTGCGCTTCTCGCGTCAGGTCCGAGTCCACCCACGCTCCCCCCTCATCTACCCCAAGCTATCAGAATGGAACAAGCCTGGATAGAACCGGCTGACAGAAAACGGCGATCGTGTTGTCGTCAGGACCGGTGGAGTCGTCCACGGCCTCCAGCTCGAGCTGGAGGCCGGAGTCCTCGTCCGTCACGGTGGCCGCGGCGCGGTTGAGGTACTTCGTCGCGATCGGCGCGTCGGCGTCCGTGAAGTTCACGGTGCCGAGGTTCTCCTGCGTGGCCCCGTCGTTCACCCAAGCGGCTAGCGTGAAGTCCTCTCCGGCGTCGAAGGCCGAGCCGGCCGCGTCCGCCCACGTCGCGTTGTCGGGGTTCCAGCAGGTCACGCCGTTCACCCACAGCCGCCCGCCGGAGCGGTGCGACGAGAGCGGCAACACGGTCGTCCCGAAGTTGGCGGAGGCCGAGCCGCACGCCTGCGTGGGATAACCCGTCGTTAGCTGCGTCGAGCGCGCGGACGTGGTGAGGCACTCCCCGACCGTGCCGATGCCGGCCGCCGTGTCGCGGACGCCGAGGCCCGTCAGATCCCCGAGCATCGACAGCACGGGCGGCGACTCGCAGTTCGGGCAGACGAGGCCGGTGTAGGTCGGCGCCGCCAGCTCTTTGTAGTAGTCGGAGGTGGCCGGCGTTGCGCCGGCCGCTGCCGTCGGCAGCAGTCCGTACAGCGCGAAGCGCTCGATCTTGCTCGTTGCCCCCGAGCAGAAGGTCGCGCGCTTCGGGTCGCCCGTCTCGCCGCTGCGCTTGTTGACGACGTGCACCCGGCCGCCCTCCTGGGTCAGCCACACGTCGTTCAGGTAGACCGAGCACTCGTTCGTGATCGAGGTCAAGTCCGGCAGCCACGCGAAGCCGCTGATCGTGAGCGAGACCGTCGAGGCCGTGTCGCCCAGGATCGCGAGGAGGCCGCGGTCCACGCCGCTGTTGCCGGCGTCCACGTCACCGGAGAGGTGGCCGCCCAGGATCGTGTAGGCCCCGCTCTGGAGGTAGAGGCCGGGGCCGTCGTTGAAACCCTCGATGGAGGGAGAGAGCAGCACGATGTTATGCGGCTGGCGGTTGGTCCCGGCGTTCGGCACGCCGCCGCGCACGCTGCCGCCGTGCCTCGAGTCCACCTCGACGAGACCATCCTTCGCGACGCCGAGGCGCAGGCAGTTGGCGCCGGTCTGCATGTAGTCGCAGGCGACCCGACCCGAGAAGTTCGCGGTGCTCGTGTTTCCGTTGATGCCCTGGACGTACCGGCTGCCCACCGAGGCGATGACCTGCCCGACGAAAGCCGAGTTGCCGGCTCCCTGGTCGATGTCGAAGTGGAAGTCGTTGAGGCCACCGGCTCCGCCACTCCCGTAATGCCCGTTGAACGAGTACCCGATCAAGCGCGGAGTCGTGCTCGAGGTGGCGATGCTCCCCTTCACGCTGAAGTGGGAGAGCCTGGCGCTGCCGGAGCCGATGTTCCGGCCGCCAAACTCGACGGCCACATATCCGGGCACCCAATCGCCCGCGATGCACTGGACCGCGGTGTGCGCCAGCTCGACGGTCCCGCCGGTCACGTCGTCGCAGGAGTTCCACGTCGAGCCCGAGACGTTGCCGGCGGTGACGACGAATTCGGTGTTCGCCAGCGTCCCGCCGACACGCTTGACCGGCCACGTCCCGTTGCAGTCCGGGTCGGTGGCCCCCGCGATCGTCACGAGGTCGCTGAGCTTCGCGCCGGCCGACGCGGTGGGTCGCCCGTCCTCGAACCCGTGCGCGACGCTCGTGGTGATGACGCGGGCGACGCCCCCGAGCGATCCGCCGCTCGGCGTGAAGGTGCCGATGCTCCCGAAGTCGCAGTTGCCGTTGTTGGACGCGGCGTCGCACTCGTAGGTATCGGCTTGGTCGGCCGCACGGATGGCGGTCAGCGCCGTCGGCGACGTGAGCTTGCCGGGGCAGCTCTCGCCGCCCGCGTCCTCGAGCGAGCAGGCGTCGTTGAGGACGCGGGCGATGCCGTAGGTCGCCTCGTCCGCCTCGTCGCACGTCGGCAGGCTCGCCTTCGCGATCGTCGTCGGGACCGGGTTCGGGTTCCAGTAGATCATCGGCATGTTGGCCTGCGTGTTCCAGATGCTCTGAAGTCCGGTCCGCTTGCGGATGAACGCCGTGCGGGTGTTCATCTTGAGCGGGCTGCCGTTGTTCGTGATGCGGCACTCGGTCGCGATGCCTGAGACGCCGGAGATCGAGTTGTCCAGCCGCGCGTTGTCCATGCAGTAAGCGAAGGCCGCCTCGATCATGGGCGCGGCCTCGGGTTCGTCCGAGGTCGAGATGCGGACCGGGGCAATGACGACTTCATCCGGCGTGGTGAAGCCGAACCCGCTGTTGCTCTCACAGGCGTAGACGCCCAGCTCGACGGGGGTGCCGCTCGTGGCGATCGTGTTCGAGGTCGCGCCCACTTCCTTGAGTGTGGCGCCGCTCGAGAAGGCGCCACGGATCACGCTGGTGTCGTCGTGCTGTAGAACGACGCCGTTCTCAGAGCCCGTCCCGAGCAGCAGCAGGACCCAGCCCATCGGCTCCGTCGCGTCGAGCGCGTCGTTGGCGTTCCGGTCCTCGAATACCTGATCGCTGATTGCGATGCCGGCGCTTGCGGACGTGTAGACCCAGCGCTCGAGGCGGTTCTCATACGAGCCGAATGGACAGACACGTCGGCCAGACGTGAGGTAGCTCGCGAGGTAGTCGAGCCCCTGCGAAAAGGTCGTCGGCAGACTGGATGTGATGTTGCCGAGCCAGTCGCTCGACGAGCTCGGGCTGTAGCTGGGCACGACCGCGTCGCCCTCGCATGGCTCGTCGGCGTCCTGCTGACGATTCTTGTTGCCGTCGAAGTAGGCGCAGCGCGTCGCAGGATTCTCGAGGTTCTTGACGCGCCACCAGTAGCCCATGCTGTCCGGAAGCGGCGGATCGGGTTCTTGCGCCATTGCGGGAACCGCGACCAGCGCGATGGCGAACGCCAACCAGAGACAGCATGAGCGCGCGAGCGAGTTGCTGGCGATCATTGCCAACCCTGGATTCCGGTCGGCGGGGAGCCGAGCGAGTTGGCGCCCACGGCGCGAATCAAGGCGCGATCGCTCGTGAAGGCCGGATAGAGCTGCTCGATCACGAAGTCGCCGAGGAGCAGGTGGTTCATGTAGACCTTCGAGAGCCCGAGCCGCTTGGGCTTCGTAGCGTCGCAGAAGTCGCCACCGCCACTCTGCACGAGGTCGCCCGGCCGCGGCTCCATCACTGCGTCGGGGTAGAGGTCCGAGAAGGTGCGCGTCGTAGCCGTCACCTCGCCCTGAAAGTCGGTCGCGGCCGTGTTGTTCGACTCGTGGCAGATGTTCGCGAGCGTGCTCGTCGCGATGGCGTCGAAGTCGCTCGTCCCGGGCGTCCCGGTGCTCGTGAAGAGCCCGTCGATGTCGCCCGCTGTCTCCTCGTTGTTCTGCGCCGAGATGCAGAAGACCGGCCCCGAGAAGCCGCCCGCCGTCGCCCACGCCGGCGTGAACACGATCGAGAGCCGGCGCATCGTGATCGTGATGGGGTTCGCGGCTGCGCTGAACGACTGGCACAGGCGGTTCGCAGTCGTGCTGATGAAGGCGCAGTCCTTCCAGGTCCGGTCGATGTAGCCGACCGACGCAGGCTGACCCGTAATCATCTGAGACGAACTGCCGGTGTGGCGGAAGTAGGACCCATCGCAGCCCACGAGATCGGCGTAGACGCTCGCCTGCGAAGTCTGCGACGTGCCGAATAGGAGGCTGTCTACGATGTTGCCTTGTAGGTACGACGAGACGACCGTACTTGCGCCATCTTCGAGGTACTCGGCGACCACGGAGTTACGCAGCGTGTTCATGTAGTCGTCCACGGTCGCAACCGGCGAGAGACCGCTGACAGCGCTGAGCGCGAAGGGGCGCTGGTTCGCGGTGTCGCCGCACCGCGAGCCGCCGTCCACGAGGCCGTTGATGGTGGCTCCGAGGGCGGAAATCTGAGAGGTGCCGTCGGTCGCGCCGATGGCCGTGACTCCCGTTGCGTTGATCGCTCCGGACTGTTTCGCGTAGCCATTGACGCCGTTCTCGATGCGAGCGATGACAGTCGGCTCGAAGGTCTGCTGGCTGTTCGTCGTCGTGCAGCCTGAGACGCCCTCGCCGATCGCCTCGTAGAGGAGCGCCCGCTGCAAGTGGAAGTAGTTGCGATCCGTCGCGGTCCCGGTCAAGTTGCCGAACAGCTCGCTGCCGAAGGAATCGTCCGACGTGCGCTCGATGCGCGTCCCGTCGACCGTGAGGCCCTTCACGGCATCAAGATAGATGCCGTGGCCGCCGGCCCCGACGCCGCCCGAGTCGCCCTCGTCGCGGTTGTCATGGATCGAGACGCGCTCGATCGCGAAGCCCGTCATGTCGAGGAGGCCACTGTTCGGATAGCGGTAGTCCCGCGTCGAGGTCGAGCCTGATCCTGCGCTCTGGAAGCTCAGGATCGCAACGTCCGTCGAGAGCGCCTCGGGAAACGAGATGTCCACGTCGCGGAAGTAGCCGGAGATCCGATCGCCAGGTCCGGTCGCCGACTGGTAGAAGAGGATGTTGTAGTTGCGAGCCACGTCTGGCTCGGGGATCGTGGAGGCAGCCGCCCCGAGGCGCGTGAAGCGCGTCCACTCGACATGGACGGTCGAGCCCGATTCGATCCGCACCGTCGAGACGTGCGCCGAACCGGTCCAGCCGTCGATGACCGCGGGCCGCACCAGCGCCACGCGATCCCCGCGCCGAGCGCCCTCGGTGATGCGCGCCGTCGCACTCGTGCAGCCGGTCACGTCGCCGGCGACG